CCTATCATACTGGTTGCTTGGCCTGCCATCAAACCTGCTATACCCCCCTTCATACCCCTTCCAAAGGTTGCTTCTCTGTTCCCTTTGCCAAACATTGCATTTAATCGGGAGCCATGCTTTCCTCCAACCGGAATAGATTTGCCAGAAGTAAGAAGTCCGAGTGCTCCTGTTGTTCCGCCTGTTAGCATCCCTGCGCCAGCCATAGCAGTAACAAGCCCCACAGGAAGTGCGGCAATAGCTGCTAAAGTCATTACTGCGGTATTATCATAGAAGTTCTTAGCCCTCTCTTGTATGTTTGCTAGGCTGTTAGCCTTTTCAGCCTCTGTAGCTACTGCATCCTTGTCAAGCTCGAAATTGTTTTTAGAAATATCGTGCAATTGTTTTAATTGCACCATTTGCTGCTTGTTGAGACCCATACTACGCGCTGCCATTTCTGGTCCAAGCTCGTGATTTCCAAAAGAATTAACTATTCTGTCAAGGTTTTGGAATATAGGAGCCAAATCCCCCATGCCTATAGCCTGACCTCCTGCAATCTTCTGTCTTAAACCACCAGCACCTAGTAAACGACTAGCAGCAAGATTTTCACTACCACCTGTAAGCAAAGAACCTAAAGTTCCTAAAGCACCTTGAATATCGGTACCTCCTGCTCTTCCCATAAGTTGAGTGCTAATATCTCCTAAAGAAGCAACGGCTTGAGGACCAAAGAAGGAAGCTTGATCCATTACACCTTTCAAAGAATTTAAAGATTCAATTAATCTCTGATTAGAAATACCATACTTATCGCTTACGTCTTTATTAGTTTTATTGATTTGCTGAACTGCATCAGTATTGTTACCTGTTTGCAATACAAGGCTGGAGTTTAGCTTCCTTAACCCTGCTGTGTTTTGACCTGTTGCAATCATCTCCTTAGTGAGTTTTGTCAAAGCACCATTGTTAATCCTTACACCTTGTTCGAAATTCTGGGCAAGCTCACTAACCAAAGCACGGTTAGAAACTGAATTCTGGTCAAGTACTTTAGAGTTCTTTTCTAAGGATGTTTGAAACTTAGAAAAAGTTGTACCCATTTGGGACATCTTGCGGTTAGTCTCATCCATTCTCTTAACAGAGTCTGTGAGACGATTCATAGGATTTGTAAAGCTAACTAAAGAATCCTTAAGGCTATTTAATGATTTTTGAGTTTGAAGGTTAGATCGAGTGAGTAAATCACGGCTAGTTACAGCTTCAACCTGCGCTCTTTCCCAATCTTGAGATCCAGCTTGCCTTACCTGAGGAGGAGTAGGAGGTTCGTTGTTTGTCATTGGTTTATCTCTACTTTAAGTATATTGTTAATGTAAGAAGTGTTAAAAGTTCTAAAGTTCTTTTTACCTAGAAAAGCTCCAATAATATTAGGGCTGTTATAGTTGCAAGCATTTGAGTTCTTGTATAGGTTATTTACCATCAGCGAAAACATACCTTCACTTATCGAATCCAGAAGAACTACATTTAAAAGTGCATTTAATCTAGAAGAGACAAACATACCGCTACTTGTCCTTTTTGAAGATACCACTAATCCTTGTCTAAAAGAACCGTTGTAGGAAATCTGGATCAGGTCTCCAGGGCGCAAACCTAGGTAGGAGGTTTCTCTTAAGGAGTATTCAAATTTACCTAAATACTCCTGTAGTTCTCCATGAATAGTTCTTGGTTGGGCCATTGTAAAATTATTGTATTTTTAGGATATTTATCTCTTCATTTAAAACAAGATATCCTATGATCTATTTATAATATTTAAAAGAAATGATGAGTTTAGAACAAGATCTAGTAGAAGTTATTGATTTGCTGAATTTTACATTCAGTAGTTCCTTCGTGGATAAATGGGGTTTTAAATACGGCAAACGACTTCCGTCTCTACTACAGATGAGACTATTAAAATGCCTAGACACCAGAAAGCCTTTAAAACTACAGATTTTGAATAAATTCCTGGTCGTGGATTCAGGGTTCAGCCAGGAAGTAGTAGAATCTTTTCTAAAAGATATTGACTACAGGATTTACTCACCTATAATTCAAGGAAACTTAAAAGAGGTAATAAAAGATGAATGACGACAACAAGCAACCGTTCACTTCGCAACAAAAAAAAGAATTAGAAGAGACAATCAGGAGAGCGGTCTATGGTCCTCCACGACCTAAAGACGAAGGCATCTGGGCCGAAGTGAACGAACTGTTTTTTTGTGGATGGGTTTTGATGGTTTTGGCTGGTATCGCTTACTATAATTGGTTTAACTAGGCTTTCGTCTTAGCTTCATCTAGCCGCTTCTTTAACTCCTTCTGCTCGTCAATTCGAGCACACACTTCACTAGGGGAGTTAAACTTATCACATGCGGGCTTGTATTCACACCAATCACAGAATACATTCTGCTGTGACCAGAACTCATCCTTCTTTTTCTTGCGGATCATCCAAACCTTTTCGATCTGCTTCTTCTTCCACTTCTCTACTTGCCACTTGGAGAACTTAACGCTAACGAAGTTCCCAGTCACAGGGTAGTAATGGGAGCAGAAGATCTTATCGTAAGGGACATCATACATCTCATGTATGGCATAGGCATACCCCTTTAGCTGATTATCATCCATTAAGGTTGCCTTCTTCTTTTCCCTTTTGGATGTCTTGTAGTCAATTACTAGGTAACCCCCGTCAGTCCCCTTAACCACTCGGTCGATGATCCCAATAAATGTAATGTCATTCTTAGTATCTAACGGAACAGAAACATTCATTTCTGCTGATACCGTTTCTCCTAATTTAGCATTCCAAATTAAGAAGTTCTCAAGGCAGGACTTCATCCTTTCGTTATCTGTGAAAGGGACCTTATAGGTGGATCGCTCTTGTTCTGCGATCTTTAACAAGGACTTCATATCCTTGAGTTGGTAGCCATCTTCAAAAATCTTGTGAATGAAAGATCCGAAGTTCAAGGCATCCTCATTTGGACTCCCAAATCCTGGCAGTCGATCTACGTATCTGTACTTGTACTTTAGAAGACATTGCTCTATAATGTCGCTCCTTGAGTTCGAAATATTATTTATGAACATTGTTATTTAGCTCTTTTCTTTAAACCTGACAATCTATTATAGTTCTAAAATGTCCTTCATCCGAGAATATTGCAAAGCCAAGTTCGAAACTACAGGTAAAATGTGTAGTGACGATAGAGAGCTTATCATCCCTTCCCTATTCATTCATGATGATTGGAAGCGGCACATGTCCGTCAATCTAGACACAGGGCTTTGGAGATGCTTTAAATCAGGTGAGACGGGTAACTTCGTGAAGCTATATTCACTGCTTGAAAAAGTGTCATACCAAGAAGCGTATGAGAAGTTTGTATTTGAGGACTACATGGCTAATGGAGGGAAATTCTCTGCTCCAAAAAAGATAACCCCCATCGATCCTAATAAGATTCAATCAGACTTAGAAGATTCAGAAGACTTTGAAGTTGTGGAGAATCACGAATTCCCAGAAAGCAGAATGCTATTTGGTCTTAAGTTCTATCTAGCCAAAAAAGGAAAATACCAAGGAAGATTAATCATCCCCTTCATCAACCGTAATGGTAAGCTGTTCTACTTCCAGGCCAGAGCATTAGGGGATGAACTTCCGAAATACTTAAATTGCAAAAACCTAAAGAGTTCGCAAGTCCTATACCCATTTGATTATGGCTCGTATGAGCCTCTGTACGTCACCGAGGGAGTCTTTGATTGCCTTAGCCTACAGGCAGTAGGGTTGAACGCAACAACGACTCTAAGCTGTTTTACGAGCCGTGAACAGATGCTCCAGCTAAGTCAGTATCAAGGTCCCTTGGTATGCGCTTTCGATAGCGATGAACCGGGAATGGAAGGCAGGAGAAAGTTCTTAGACCTAGCTAACTGGGCTAAAAAGAATGGAGTAAAGACAGTCACACCTTCGAAGGACTACAAAGACTGGAATGAGATGCTAATTAAGGAAGGTCCTGACTCCGTCCTAAACTCGTGCAAGAAGCTTACCGACCTGACCCACCTTAATCTAGAGTTGTTAGCGTATGATAAACGCCAAATCATTTGATACTATCGTCTGATTCAGAGCGTTAAATTTTAACCTAACTACATAAGTTCCTGTCATAGAACCTAAAGTCCCATCCAGAAGAGCAGGATGCGTTTTTAAAGCTTCTGTGTCAAAGGTGTAAATAACCGTGTTCTCAGAGGTTACATCCACGAGACCGGAGGTTGCAGAGTAACCAGATACTTCAACCCTGGCCCCAAGGTTACGATCAGTGTTCTTCTTAATGATCTCAATCATGGGTTGAGTTACTAAGGATTGCTTAAATAGGTTAACTATACTTCTGTCGATATTTGCGTTTTCTAAGGTAAACTCATTAGTAAATTTAAGGTCAACTTTGGACCCCAAGACTATATGATTATTTTCAAGTTTAGTAGAGCATCGGAAAAGAAGAGGCTCAGTAACTCCGAAAAACCTATCCTCAGTTAAAGTAAAGTCATTAATGATCGTATCTAAATCCGATCCCGCTACTCTCTTTACAGTCCAAACATCAATGTAATCACCCGTAGAAGACACTCTGTTAAGAATGGTTGTGTCCCCTGAAAGGTTGAATACCCCGCTTGGAGTAATTGAAGGTTGGCTCAGGACAACTGCATACTTGCCTGTAGAGAGCTTGTAAATCCCAGAAGCATCATTGACATTGTAGTTACTAGGGTCAAATGAAGAATGAGAAGTGATCGCACTTGGGTTAGAAAAGTGCATCAACACCGATCCACTAACGCTAGGTTTAACTTCGCCGTCTGAGGAGATAACAGAATTAGGGTATTGATTGTCGGAGGATTCAAACAGGGAGACACCACTAATTTCGTAAGGATCGGTATATTGCCCGTCGTTAATGAAATACATTAACAGAGCAGTTGGTCCTAATACAGTGGGTCTTTCGTGCCTAGTAGTTACTGGGTTATCGTTAATTTCCATGGGAATTCTCTAGTTTTTTCATTTCTTCAGTGTAGAAGTTTAAGAAAGCTAACCGCTCCTTCTTATTCATTTCCTTAACATCAGAGTATGAAAAGCCTACCTTATTTACTAATATGTAGGCTTGGTAGAGTAAGTCCTCTGAGGATAAAGACTCGGTTAGCTCACTGAAAAAAAATTGATATCTAGGGGTATCGACATAGTCTCCGAATGCTTACATTCAGGACACTCGAATACAAACCTAGGATCCACTCCGTAATCTGATTGCACGATCTCAGATATTAGCTTTTTCATATCCATAATGTGAAGACGTTTGATCGCCTTAGATATGAATACAGGATCCTTGTTTCCTTGGACTGACACTACAAACTTGTAGACATTTGCATATATGGTTTCGGTATCCTTTAGAAAAGACTCCTCTCTGCTCCTGGGGAATCTAATTTCTACTTCTGCCTTTAGTTTTGGAAGAGTAATAGTTCTAGGATCTTCCATGTCATCAGGAATCTCCTTCATATTCAGATGCTTGGATAAAATTAATTGAGTCTTAACATCCGTAGCACACTGAGGGCACGTTACTTTGAAGTCATACTCATCCCCGTATGAAGCCTCCCTTACCTTCATCAGAAGGAAGACCTTATCCATGGACAAGAGGTTTCCAACATCCACCCCTTCGATAGATTTTTCTAGTAGTTTAGAAACGATATCGATGTTTGCGTCTCTGCTTCCGAGAATCTGCTGCTCATCCAAGTAAGTTAAGGGGTTGATTTCAATTCCTTGAAACCCTTCATAGAACCTACCTTTTGAAGGTAAATCTAAGACAGTAATGCCGTCTGAGCTATAATCAGAAAATAACTCATCTAATGCGGTTTCTCGTGGATCTTTTCCACCTTCCATGATTTTAGTATTCTTACTCATACTACTATTATAGTGTATGCGAATAATAGTAGGTAACTTAACTACAGCACTAGAAACCGACAATCCTAAAATTATCCAAGCTCTTAGGAATAAGTATGCATTCTCCGTTCCTGGCTATCAGTTCTCGCCAGCATACAAGGCTAGACGATGGGACGGGAAAAAGAGATATTTTGGAGCTAATGGAAAGTTTAAGACCGGACTACTTGATCGCATCTTAAAAGATTTAAAGGCTATAGGAGTTGAGGATATTGATTGGGTTGACAGGGTAGAAGAATCAGAACCTTTCATACCTTCTGTGAGCAAGTTCGAATACCGAGAGTATCAAGAGAAAGCAATCTACAACTGCTTACTGAAAAGAAGAGCAATAGTAAGTAGTCCTACGGGATCAGGGAAAACTCTGATAATGGCAGGGTGTATAGCGGCTTTACAGCACGGAAACGAGGATCTACATGCGGTCATCCTTTTTAGGGAGAAGGGGATCTTGAAGCAGACTTATGAGTTCTTTAAACAATGTGGTATTGAGGGTCTAGGGATAAACTCAGGGGAAGGTTATGAACACGGCAAGATAATGCTCTCTACTGTTCAAAGTATTGAGAGAATAATCGACACCCATCTAGACCAGTCCACTTTACTCATGGTTGACGAGGCACACCAGTTCTGCAAAGGGGATACGACCGTAGCTGCCATTGAGAGCTTCCCTAACGCTACCTACAGGCTCGCATTTACTGCAACCCCTCCAAGGGAAGGTTCCAAAGATATCAACGCACGAATGGTTCTGGAGGGGGCATTCGGGGAAGTATACACTACGAGAACAGCAGAAGAATTAGTAAAAGATGGAAGCTTGGCTAAACCAATAATTCAAATTATAAATATACCAGAGCCATCTTCCGTGGATTCTGATTTATCC